CCGTATTGGGTCACAAACTGGGAAGTATGCTACTATAGACCTTTCCAGCGCTAGTGACACGATAGCTCTATCTCTTGTAAAGGAAATAGTTCCGCGGGAGGCCTTTAAATGGCTCTCGCTTGCTAGATCCCCACGCACCACCATTCCAGGTGGAGCCGAGGTAGAGTTACATATGATCTCGTCTATGGGGAATGCTTTTACTTTCCCCCTCCAGACGTTGATCTTTAGTGCGGTAGTCTGTGCTGTTTATCGACACCTCCATATCCCTGTACATCTGGGAGATAGAGGTCGTGGTATCCCATTAAATCGGGACGCCAAGCCAGAAAGAAACTTTTCTGTCTTCGGGGATGACATCATATGCGATAGTGAGGCTTATAACCTTGTTGTCGAATGTCTTGAACTCCTCGGTTTCACGGTAAACATGCACAAATCCTTTAATAGAGGATGTTTCCGAGAGTCGTGTGGCCATGATTACTACAATGGCTACAATATCAGAGGTGTCTATTTACAAAGACTTAACTCTGATAGCGACTGCTACTCAGCAATCAACCGCCTAAACCGTTGGAGTGCTTATCATGGAATTCTGTTACCTAGATCAGTGTCATTCCTCCGTAGCTTGGTACGATTTTTACCTGTACCTTTCCATGAAGACGACATTGCAGGAATCAAAATCCCGATGGCACTTCTGGACCATTACGAGACAAATGCTAATGGGAGCATATTTTATTATGCCCACGTCAGCCTACCTCGTAAGGTCAAGATACCAACGGCTAGACAGATTGAGAAGGATCCCTTGGGAGTGACTGCTCGAGTCAGGAATAACCTACCTGACTTTCGCTATTGCTCTTCCGGGATCATGCTCGGTCTACTTGCTGGGTGGATTCGGCGTGGCTCTATTGGACTTCGCATGTCGAAGCCAAGGGCTAAGCTAAAGAGAAAGATATGTCCTGGTTGGGACAGTCTTATCCCTAACTACGTGGAAACACGTAGTTTCCGTAGCGCGTGGATTAGCGCTACGGAGGTCAACTTGGGCATGAACTGCCCGGTTGACCCCTCGCCTTGCTCTTAGACTTCTAAGAGAAACCCTGGGAGTACTTTGCTAGTCTTTTTGACCTTGCATCCCAGGGTC